AGGAAAGACCTTTGACGATAGAGGGCTTTGAAAACTATTGTGCAGACCAAGAAATAATTCAAGATTTAGGAATGTATTTTAGTAATTCAAAAGGAAGGTATAAACGTTTTTCTACTATCTGTTCACGTATACGCAGAGAAGTGCGCTCAGACCAAATCGAAGGAGGTATGGCAGGTATGTACAACCCATCTATCACACAACGTTTAAATAGCCTTGTAGAGAAGACACAGACTACGATTATAGAACAACCTTTATTTGATTTAGAAGGAGATAACGACGAGTTGGAAGACTAATTTAGGAATCCAATAATGATTTTCAATGTTTATGGGATACACACCCCGTAATTTTTAAGACTTAATTAACCATAGGAATACAATAATGTTTAAAGTAACAACAGCAATACGGAAGATTCTTGCCTTGAGGAATCGCATAAAGATTATTCAGGGTGGAACTTCCGCTCTTTAGTCCCCTCTGAAGATAGTAGGAGGGGACGAAAATGCAGGAAAAACATTTGGGATATTGCCTATCCTTATAGACAAAGCCGCCAGGCAATCAGGACTTGAGATTAGTATAGTAGCTGAAACGATCCCACATTTGCGTAGAGGTGCATTAAAAGACTTCTTAAAGATAATGAGGTGGACAAATAGATATGTAGATGCAAACTTTAATAAATCACTTTTAAGATATGAATTTGCGAACGGCAGCGTTATGGAATTCTTTTCGGCTGATGATAGTTCTAAGCTACGGGGCGCTCGTAGGGATATATTATATATTAATGAGTGCAATAATGTCACTTTTGAGGCTTACAATGAGTTATCGATTAGAACGAAGAGAGAGGTATTTTTAGACTTTAATCCTGCGAATGAGTTTTGGGTACACACGGAACTAAAAGACGAACCAGATAGCGACTTCATAATTCTAACCTACAAGGATAACGAAGCCTTAGACCAATCCATAATAGACCAAATAGAAAAGAACAAGGAGAAAGCTAAAACTTCTGAGTATTGGAGAAATTGGTGGAACGTTTACGGACTTGGTTTAGTAGGTAGCTTAGAAGGGGTAGTGTTTAATAATTGGAAGATAATCGACACGATTCCGATTGAGGCACGATTAATTGGCATAGGCTTAGACTTTGGTTATAGTGTAGACCCTACTGCGATAGTGGAAATATATCAATACAACGGACAAAGAATAGTAAGAGAAAAGGTATATCGCACCGGTATGCTTAATTCTGACATCGCTAAAGAACTACAAAAAAACGTAGTAGTATATGCTGATAGTGCTGAACCTAAAAGCATAGAAGAAATACGCAGACAAGGAATAACTATTAAGGGTGTTACGAAGGGCAAGGACTCAATTAATTACGGAATAGACGTAATGCAACGCCAAGAGTATTTAGTAACGTCAGACAGCACCAATCTAATCAAAGAACTTAGAAGCTACTGCTGGGACACGGATAGAACAGGAGTGAGATTAAATAAACCTGCAGGAGGGAACGACCACATTATAGATGCGCTACGTTATCACGAAATGGAAACTTTAGGATTAAACAATAGTTATGGAACATACGCCATCCGTTGAGGAAATGATAGCCGTAGTTCAAGACTACATATACGATAGAAAGCGTGTAAGGGTAAAAATAGTATTTGACAACCCTATGAGAATGAGAAGAGATGTAATGCTCTTAAACGAAGCCTATAGCATAGCGGTTATGTATAACAATAAGGATAAATAAAAGTTATAAAAATATGAAGTTAGAATTGCTTATACCAACATCACTAAGTGAGATTCCATTAAAGCACTACCAAGAGTTTAGAAAGGTAGCTGAGAACTCAAACGATGAGGAGTTTGTAGCTGAGAAAATGATAGAGTTATTTTGCGGCATAGAATTAAAGGATGTGATTAAAATTAAAGCATCTGATATTTCTGATATGGTGAGCCACTTCAATAAATTGTTTTCTGGAAAGCAAAAGTTTGAACACAGATTTAAGATAGGAGATTTAGAGTTTGGATTTGTACCTGACTTAGAGAATATATCTTGGGGTGAGTATATCGATATAGAACGCAACCTTACAGATTGGGACACGATGCATAAAGCTATGGCAGCAATGTATAGACCTATCACAAAGCGTAAAGGAGAAAAATACGAAATAGAAGAGTACAACGGAACTGCTAACTAATCTGAAGTAATGAAGTACGCACCTTTAAATGTAGTGTTTGGTGCATCGGTTTTTTTTTGGACTTTAGGAAGCGAATTGTTGACGGCTTTGATGGACTATTTGGAGAAGGAGATGAAGGGGATGGACTTAACGACTATTCAGAGCAAACTCAATTTGGAAAACAATGGGGTTGGTATCAAAGCATATATGCACTCGCTAAAGGAGACGTTACAAGATTTGACGCAGTTACCAGAGAACCATTGGTTAAGTGTTTGACGTTACTAACATTTGAGAAGCAAAAGACGGAAATAGAAATTAGACAAATTAAAAAGCAACAACAAAAATGGTAGGATTCTACACAATCATAGATAAGTTAAAGACGGAGTTAAATAGTTCTCCGTTTGTTAATTCAGTTACAGAGGGGAGCATCTTTAATGTTGACTTAGCTAAACAGACTATATTTCCTTTATCTCACATTATGGTTAACTCGGCATCGTTTGAGGAAAACGTGATGAGGTTTAACGTAAGCATCATTGCAATGGATATTGTGGATATATCAAAAGACGAAACTACAGATGTATTTAGAGGTAACGATAACGAACAAGATGTATTGAATACTCAGTTAGCAGTTCTTCAACGAGTATATGAAGTAATGAGACGAGGCACGTTATATACGGATTTATTTCAGATAGATGGTGTTCCTAATTGCGAACCATTTACAGAACGCTTTGAGAATTTATTAGCAGGATGGACAATGACATTCGATGTGTTGGTTAAAAACGAAATGAGTATCTGTTAAGATGCAGAAAGACGAAGTACAAAAGGCTTTAGAACGCTTTAGAGACCACGTAGTAGCACAAGCTAAACGTAACCTTACCAATAAGGATAAAAACGTTTCTAAGAAGCTATACAACTCTATTAGTGGAGAGGTAAAAGTATTTCCTAATTCCATAGGTATGTACTTCGATATGGAAGAATATGGAGCATATCAAGATCAAGGTGTAAAAGGGAAGAAGAGTTCAAGCAAAGCACCACAATCTCCGTTTAGATTTGGAAGCGGTACAGGTAAGAAAGGCGGCTTAACGGCAGCTATGGAGAAGTGGGTTACACAAAGACGAATCCAATTCAAAGATAGAAAGAGCGGTAAGTTTATGAGTTACAAATCTACTGCGTGGATAATAACCAGAAGTATATACTCAAAAGGAATTAAACCGAGTTTATTTTTCACGAAGCCATTTGAGGCAGCATACAAAAACCTACCAAACGAGTTAATAGATAAATACGGATTAGAAGCAACTAAACTATTTAACGACATAATAAAACAACCTAAATAATGGCTAATATATCAGCACGTTCTCCGTTTATAGTAGAGATAAATGAAGCAGGGCAAATAGAAACTAAAATAGAATTAAGAATATGGAATGGCACAGGTTCAGCACCTGCGTCTCCAACTTATATTTTGAGTAAGTTAATTCCTGCACCAAGTGTTACGCAAACGACCTACAATATATCTCCTTACATAAAAGAGTATATACGTCACGATGGATTCCAAAACAACTACAATAACTACAATACAACCTTAACTACTACCGAGTGGTGTAATGTACAGGTAAAGAGATATAAGAAGCTAACTACAAGTTTTGTTTTAATTGATACGGTAACGCATAAAGCATTTGATGGATATGGATTATACACGGAAGGTTACAACCCAGATTTAGGAGTTTACTTATTAGACCAAAAGACGTATTACTATTTGTACGATTCAAACGCAGATTTAGCTACAGATACTTTAAAAAGAGCAGGTAGTTTTACTTGGTATAATTCGGGCGGAAATAAAGTAAGGCACATTGAATTAAATACAGGCACAACGATTACACAAACTTTACCAACGGCAGGAGTTATAACAACCTTTAGAGTAAATTCAGTGTATTACGATAACGGAAATACTACGCAGATTTTAGATGCAAGTAATAACGTATTGTGGGAAGCTACCTTTAAACCAAAGATAGAATGTAAATATGAGCCTGTGTGCTGCGACTTTATTAATCGTTACGGAGCGTGGCAAAGGGAGTTCTTCTTTAAAGCATCTAAGAGTAATATTAACGTAGAAAACACGGAGTACAATTTGCTTCAGTCCGACCTTGTATCTTATGCTCCATTAGAAGGACAAAGAAAAACGTTCAATACAAACTACTCAGAAACTATTACGGTGAATACGGACTGGGTATCTGAGGACTTCAGCGAGAATCTACGTGAGTTAATGACAAGTGAAAGAATATTGTTAGACAACCGACCTGTTAAACTAAACACGAAAAGCACGGAGTTATTTAAACAGATAAACACGAAAATGATAAACTATACTTTAGAATTTCAGTATGCAAGTGACATCATTAACAACGTAGTATAATGGAAAGAAAAGTACAGATATATATTGAAGGTGAGCGTTTAGAGTTATTCGATGACGAAAAGATTTCTATAACATCGAGCATTCAAAACGTACAGGATATTTCTAAAACATTTACTGATTTATCACAGAGTTTTACTGTACCTGCAAGTGAGCATAACAACGCTATATTTAAACACTTTTACGAGAATGCTATAGATAATAGCTACGACTATCAAGTAAGAAGGGATGCAAGGATAGAGATAGATTTAATTCCATTTAGAACGGGTAAGATACAACTCGAAAAGGCGAATGTAAAAAAGGGTTTAGCACAAAGTTATAGCATTACGTTTTATGGCGATTTAAGAACGTTACAAGATTACTTCGGAGAAGACAAGCTAAACACGTTAGATATGTCTCCTTACACACACGAATACAACGGAGCAGAAGTTCAAACACGAATAACATCAAGTTCAAGTTATGATATACGCTATCCTTTAATCTCAAGTAGTAGAGTTTGGCAGTATGGCGGTGGTGGAGCGCAAGACATAAGCCAGAATAGCCACCATATGCATTACTACGAGTTGTTTCCTGCGGTAAGAATAAGCAAAGTATTTGAAGCTATAGAAACAAAATATGATATAGATTTTCAAGGATTATTTCTAAATGACAAGAGGTTTACGAATTGTTACTTATGGCTAAAGAATAAAGATACGTTTGCTTTTTACTCAGATAGGAAAGCATTGGATTTTACAGCGGTAAGCCAAGCAACAGGAGTAGGTACGGCAGCTATATTAGATAGGAATGTTTTAAAGTTTAATTACGACAATGAAAACTCAATAGGCGGCACGGTACCTGGAATACTTAAACAGATTCAGTTTTATGTAAATGCTTACGGAGTAGGTGGAGCAGATGTTACAACAAGCGATGTATTTATTGATGTGTACGAAAATGGAAACCTTATAGCTACCGTTAGTGCTTCTTTTGGTAATGCAGCTGAATATACAGGTATTGTAGATTGGGATGGTTCTTTAGATACTGAGTTTTCTTTTGTAGGTAGAGCAGAAGGTGATGTAATTGTAGGTTATTGGTGTGAGTTGAATTTGTTAATTAATGGTTCTTTAACAGATGCAAGTGGTAACTTTTGGGACTATGCTTATGTAACGGTTACTGATAACACATTTACAAAAGACTTAGATATTTCTGGCAATTTTCCAGATATGAAGATAAGCGACTTTGTAGCAGGTGTATTGAAGCAGTTTAATTTAACGTGCTATGGTTTATCTCCTACTATATTTCAGATTGAACCTTTAGAGGATTGGTATAGCAAAGGAAGAATAATAGATGTAACAAAACATATCGATATAGATAGCATAGATTACGAGCGTGTAAAGTTATATAAAAAGATAGGATTTAAGCATTTAAAAAGTGCTACTATTTTAAACACACAATTTGCAGCTAATAACAATCGTGAATATGGCGATTTAGAGCAGGTATATGATTACGATGGCGGTGAGTATGTGATACAATTACCTTTTGAGAATCTTTGCCACCAAAAGTTTACAGGAACGGATTTACAGGTGGGTTATTCTTTAGATAAAACTTTAGCACCTATTATTCCGCAGCCTATTTTATTGTATATGAATGAGCAAAAGACGGTATCATTCTACTTTAACGATGGAACCTCTACAAATCATATAACAAGCTATATGCCTTTTGGGCAGGATTTAATTTATAACTCCTCAAAATATACGTTAAACTTTGGTCAAGATAATAGCACATTCTTTTTAGAGCCTATTGAAAGAAATATATTTAAGGTATACTACTATAACTACTTAGCTAATTTATACTCTAAGAAACAAAGGTTAGTAAGTTGTAAAGGATTATTCCCTACTCCTATTCTTACAAGTCTAAAGATGAACGATAGGATATTAATTAGGGACAAAAGGTATATCATAAACGAGATAAAAACGGAAACAACCACAGGAGATGTGGATTTAGTTTTGTTAAATGATTTTCGTTCTATAAAGGCATTAAATGCCCCTAAGACAGGAAAGGGAGTATTAACTGTAACGGTGGGTGTATTGCTACCTACGGGAGTAACTGAGGTTGCTTTAGATATGGGAACTACAGGTGTAACTGCAAGTGCTGCTACAATTACTACAGACACGGATGTTGTATTTACTTACCCTGTAGTAACTCCAAGTTATACGATCATTGCAGAAAACACGGATGATTTAATAACGGAGTTTAACCAATACCTAAGAGGAGAAGAAGGAAACACTAACGTTTACGATATAGAATTAACTTATACAAACGAGGACGGAAGCACAGAGGTAGACATCCTAACACTAACACAAGAAGTATGATTAAGAATATTTTAGAACTGCTTAAGATAGACGATTTCTACGGAAAAACGGAGTTCATTGACATAGCAAAAGGTAAGTATAAAATACCTACAAGCGTACGTGAAGCATACAAACAAGGTAAAAGAGAGTTAAAGAGTAAAAGACGTAAGTAATGGCTGAAAAGAAAGTAATAGAATTAGAGGTTAAGAGTGACTCGTTAGGAAGTCTTAAATCGCAACTAAGAGCAGCACAGAATGAGGTTACTGCTATGGCAGAAAAGTTCGGTGCAACTTCTGAACAAGCCGTTAAAGCAGCAAAGAAAGCAGCGGAATTAAAAGATGCTATCGGAGATGCTAAAGCGTTAACAGATGCCTTTAACCCAGATGCTAAATTCAATGCGTTATCTGCTTCTATTGGTGGTGCGTTAAATGGATTTCAAGCCTTTGAAGGTGCTTTAGGTTTAGTAGGTGTAGAATCTGAAGACTTACAGAAAACTTTACTGAAGGTACAGAGTGCTATGGCACTATCTCAAGGTGTTCAAGGATTGTTGGAAGCTAAAGATAGCTTTAAGCAATTAGGAGCAGTAGCATCGGATGCGTTAAAAGGAATTCGGACAGGTATTGCAGCTACAGGAATAGGTTTATTAGTTGTGGCAGTAGGTACTTTAGTTGCTTATTGGGATGACATTAAAAGTGCTATTAGTGGAGTTAGCGCAGAGCAGGAAGCGTTAAATGTTAAATCACAAAAAGACGTAGACCTACAGAAAGAAAAATTAGAGAGTTTAGATTCTCAAGACAATATCTTAAAGCTACAAGGACTTACCGAAAAGCAAATACTTCAGCTTAAAATAAAGCAAACAGATGAAGCTATAAAGGCTTATGAGATATCTATTAAGAATCAGGAGCAAACTTTAAAGGC